TAACTTTAGTTGATTACCTTGCAGTAGTAATTTATATCCGTATGGGGTAATCTTTTGCCGTGTGCCCAATAATAAATCGTCATCTTGCATATCTTGGAAAGCATTACCTTTAAAAATAGAAGCGATAACTTTATGAATCACTCCCATCTTCTTAAGCTTACTTGACGTTGTAATCCAAATCGGCATATAGAACTTCCAAGTCATGACATCAATTGGATTTCCAGTTCCCTGCGGAATGCTTCTACTTGAGAAGGTTAATCCATCCTGATATACAACTGTCAATGAAGTCCAGTCTACGAAGTTGTCAGTGCTTTGAATGTCTAATGCTGGATTAAACAGTACGCCTAACTGCTCAATTAGTTCTAATTTTTGCTGATAGTTTGTTGTCCAAAAATCAACAGTAACTCTCAGCTTATACGGTACAGGCATCATTCTCTCTAAAGTAAATGCTTGCCCTTGGGTCTGTTCGAATTCACCGGTGTCTTGATTAACTGCACGTTGACGAATTTGCATTTTATCTACAAAGAATGGGTCTTGTGTTCTGCTTTGTTCGTACTCTAGCCCACTAACATAATAAGTAATCATTGGCGCTGAGGGCAAGTTACTAGCACTGTTATTAGCAATGATAGTGGCAGCTTGTCTACTACTATCACCATACATAATAGGAACTCTAACAAGAATTTCATTACCGTTAGGATCTTTGCCTCTGGTGACATACCAATTGCTAAAAATCTTAGCAAATTGAATTAGAAATCTTCTAATCTGATTATCGTAGAAAAACTGTGCCATTAAATCTCTTTATACTACTGGGGGAACAGGGGGTAGCGTCGGCTGTAATACCGACGATAGTGGCTGTGCCTGCGGAACAAATGTTCCTTCACTATTTAGATAGATTTCTTCTTGATCATTAATAAATCCTGATAGTTGCGATTTATCCTCGACAGTGAATCCAGTTTCTGTTCTTACATTCTCGCTGATTCTAACCCAAATTCTACCGTCCCAACGATACAATAACTGAGGATTATAATCTATACGTAAGAAATAATCTCCGACTTGTGGATTCTGCGGGAACGCAATACCGGCGCCAGTCGGATAACCATTAGGTGCTTGACCGTCGCCAGTAAGCATTCCTGCTGAGTAACCAAATGATCTAGGACTCGAACGAACAATAAACTGATATCTAGGATCACAGTCTGCACGATAGTCCATTTGCTGAGTAATGTCACCGGTGAATCCGGGTAGTTCAGGATTTTGATCTGCGGTAGCATAGGTATTATCAGCAGTTCCGTATGGTCCGTCGATGATGCCAAACGATTGCACTGATAATAGCTTAGTAGTTTCTACTGAACCAGAACCACTTCCGATTCTTTCTGGAGCCTGCTCGACCATTTCTAAACTTGCTTGTACGAATTTATTAATTTTGTCATCCATTGACATATGGTCACTGTCTGCGGTCATATCCCAAATAGATTGCAGTGCATTTTTTGATACTTTGATGCCTGCACTTGCATATTTGTACTTTGGATTACGCATATAGACAACCTGCCCAGACGGTGATGTATTGCTAGTTGTAGGAATTGTGTTAACATCAATTGGCGGCGCAGGTTGATTATACTTACCGGATAGTGTGGTGTTTGACTCGTACTCGCCGTATGTTGGAACAACATATAGCTTACTAGTATCGTATCCTGCTTTGGGTACTAACCTCTGTGCTTCTCGTAGTGCAGCATCATTGATTGCGATGTTCTTACTATAGGTTGAGAGAATACTAGCCAAACTATCATTTTCCTTTAGCAACCAATATGTTGGGTTAGGAGGACTAATTCCAATCGGAACTTCTATAATTGATTCGTAAATTTTGTCTCCGAACGCAATAGTATAGCCCGGTGGATAAGTTCTATCCTTATCCCAATCACCGAGATAGTTGTCTTGATTGATCGGCTCTTTAAGAATGTCAGTAAATTCTTCACTGTTGACAAGTGGTTCACACTTAATACGCCATAAGTGAGGATACCAAGTTTGACTAAAGCCCTCACTTGCATAGTTACTATCCGTAATTTGATAGAATCTCTTTAACGCAACTGGAATAGTTTCGTTGAGTGGATTGTAATCAAGTAAGTGCGGAAGTTCCAGTACGTCACCGACCATAAGTTTTCTACCTACAAGATCTATCATATCGTTGTAGTGGACAGTGATAAAGATGATATCATTATTCAGGAACAGCCCGAATTGGCTTAAGTCAAAGTCTAAGTTCTGTACGTTGTAGTGACCACGTAAACGATAGATATCCTTATCGTATTTTCTGTCACGATTTTCTAGGAACAACAAGTCTTGAATGTTCAATGGGTCTAGCGTATCATAGTTCGGCTGAGTAAAATCAGTTGAAGTATCACCTGTTGCTGGCCCTAAGTATTTGTGAATATATAGGTCTGTCCCGCCTACAGTGAATTGTTCGGCTATCGTTCTGTCTAGAAAGCGATAGTCGTTTTGTTTGTTCGAACGATATAAACTTAACTTTGGCATATAGTTATTTATCGAAAAAAAAGGTTGACACGGTTACCCAAAACTGCTATAAGAAGACTATAGCAAGGAGATAGTGTATGGGATATCGTGTTCTTCGTGACCGTGAGACTAAGTATCAGCCGCGCAAGGGTCTTGAAGGTCCCTTCTTCTATCCAAACGGTCAAGTAACATACTATGACCCGAAGGAGGGCGCATACTGGGACCCAACAACTGACTTTTATCTGTCTTTTGAGGAACAGAACGAACTCCAAAATATGATTTTTGATAAACTTAAGGCTTGACATTGCAAGCCTACCGTTGTATAGTGATATATAAGCTGATAATTCAGGAGATACAATATGGCTCGCCGCCCCGCTATCATTAAAGCTAAGTCTACTAAGAAGACTACTCGTGCCCCTCGTCGCGGCGTCAATCGCTTTAGCTTGATGCCCACTGATAATTGGGATAAGGCTAGGTTCTTTGCTCACTATGATGTTGAGCGCAAAGATTGCGGCAACAAGGTTAGGGAGTATATCAAACAGAACTTTCCTAAGGATGTAATGACTAAGATCAATCGTCTTCCCGATTGGAAGGTTGATATGTATAGTCATTGGGCTGCTACTGCCCATCTTCTTGAAGTTAATCCTAATCTTGTTCCAGATGGCTATAAGACTGGTCTCGTTAAGTGGATTGAGACGCTTGCCCTTGAGGGTTCTGCACTCACTGCTAAGAAAGAAGAAACCGAAGGCGAAGAGAAGCCTAAGAAGGTAGTCAACATTCAGGAAATCATGCGTGAAAAGGCTGATGAAGCCTTTGGCGACATTGAAGCACTGTTTGACGAATTTATTGATTCGGGCTGCTCTAAGGATTTCAGCGTTGACAAGAAGGTGGTAGGCGCACTGGCTACTCGTAATATTCTCCCGCAGCATATGGCTAGTGCCATCAAGCGTTATCAACGACTGCTTGACGAATATCTTGAAGTTCAAGCTGGCAAGTGTGAACAGTTGAACGAGGGCTATAGTCACTATAGCAAGATGCAAATCCGTTACGCTATCAAGATTATCGAAGACATTATCGCCGAAATGAATGGCTACATCAGTCTTAAGCAGGCTACTAAGAAGCCTCGTGCTAAGAAGGCTGTACCTGTTGAAAAGATTGTCGCTCGTCTTAAGTATTGTAAGGCGTTTAAGGACGATGCACTCATGCTTGAACTTACTGGTCTAAGCCCCGTTAAGCTTCATGAGAGCACCGAAGCTTGGGTCTATGACACTAAGAAGCGTAAGATGCATCACTACGTTGCAGACGCTTACAGTAAGTGTCTGATGGTCAAGGGCAATACTATCATTGGCTTTGACAAGAAAGAAAGCGGTATGAAGACGCTTCGCAAGCCCGTTGAACAGATTAAGGCGTTGATGGGTAGTAAGCCCGTTGCTCGTAAGTATTTCAAGGAGATCAAGGCTGTTGAGGCTGTACCAAATGGTCGCTTCAATGCTGATATGGTCATCCTCAAAGCATTCTAAAAGGAAAATATATGACAACTCAAATTGATTTAAACAAGTACGCAGATTTTGTTCTTACTGTAGCGTCGGAACCTAGCAAGGATGCAGAAACATTTGTAGAGCATGTTCGTAAGCTACACAACAACAGCCGTGTTAATATCCCGTTGCTACTCACTTCGGGTATCGGTCTTGCTAGTGAAGGTGGAGAGTTCAACGAAATCGTGAAGAAGATTTTCTTTCAGGGTAAGCCCCTCAACGAAGAAAACATCTTCCATATGAAGCGTGAACTAGGCGATATTATGTGGTATTGGATGAACGCTTGTAACGCACTCGGTCTTGACCCTAACGATGTTATTGCTGAAAATGTGAGCAAGCTAGAAGCACGTTATCCAGGTGGCGAGTTTGATGCTCACTACAGCGAGAACCGCAAAGAAGGTGACTTGTGAGCAATAAGCTTGAAGCATCTATTTTAAAACTTATCGCTGAACAGTTTGGTTTAGGCAAAGTACATCCTAAAGATCGTCTCATTGAGGATTTAAAGGGCGATGCATTAGACGCAATTGAACTTGTAATGCGCCTAGAAGAAGAATTTAATGTTCAGATACCTGATGAAAAACTAGACTATATCATCACTGTACAGGATGCTATTGATTGCGTTATTAAAAGTAAGCAGTTAGTTTAAGTACAATAGAATAGAGGTCGTGGTCGTTTCCTGATAAATAAAGTATAACAGGAAACGAACATGGCAGCAGACCTTTTAGCGACACCAAATAATCAAGACTTAATTGAGTATAAGCAAGGACTCTTTGAGAACCTTCGTCTACGTATGGGCGGCGACATTGTTGATCTAGAATTAGATCCTCAGCACTACGAAGCAGCATATAACTACGCTATCAAGCTTTACCGCCAAAGAGCGCAAAACGCTAACATCGAATCCTACACTCTCTTCACCGTACAGAAGAACGTGTATGAATACACGTTGCCCAGCGAATTCATCAACGTAAGATCCCTGTTCAGACGCACAGTAGGGCTTGAGACAGGTCCAAGTTCAACGTCATTTGACCCGTTCTCAAGTGCAATTCTCAATACCTATCTACTGAATTATAACTATACCGGTGGTCTTGCTACATACGATTTTTATGCAGGCTACGTAGAACTTACAGCACGTATGTTTGGTGGTTATCTTACATATACCTTTAACCCGGTTAGTAAGTTGCTAAAGGTCACTAGAGACTTCAAAGGAACCGGCGAACGCATTCTTATTTGGGCAGATGTACAGCGTCCTGAACTAGAATTGCTACAGGATCCTGGCGCAGGGGTTTGGATTGGCGACTATATCCTAGCAGTGCTTAAAGGCATCATTGGTGAAGCTCGTGAGAAGTTTCAATCAATTGCAGGTCCTGGTGGCGGAACGTCACTGAATGGTGCTGCTATGAAGGCTGAATCCAAAGCAGACCAAGAGCGATTGATAATGGAATTGAAAGCCTACGTAGATTATTCACAGCCTCTCACTTGGGTACAAGGTTAAGGCTTGACAACACTCACTTCTTATGTTATAGTGTAAGAATGATAATAGGAATAACAGGACTTATCGGTAGCGGCAAAGATACAGCCGCTGACTATCTTTGCACATTTCACGGATTCAAGCGTATGAGCTTTGCTGGCACGCTTAAGGATGCTGTTGCAGTTATCTTTAACTGGGACCGTGAACTTCTTGAGGGCTCAACTAAAGCCAGCCGAGAATGGCGAGAAGAAGTTGACACTTGGTGGGCAGAACGATTGGGCATCCCCAATCTGACTCCCCGCTGGGTTCTACAACAGTGGGGAACAGATGTTGCCCGCAAAAGTTTTCATAATGACATTTGGGTAGCAAGCGTAGAGAATCGTTTGCAGGGCATTAAGGATGATATCGTAATCACTGACTGTCGGTTCGGCAACGAAGTAGCCGCTATCAAGAATGCAGGTGGTATCACTCTTAGAACTCATCGTGGTAAGGATCCTGATTGGCTTGTAATAGCAGAATTGCATAATGATGCGGATAACGACAAAGATAAAACATATCTTAAAGACCTGCTAGAACAGAATCATAATGTTCATGCTAGCGAATATAGCAGTGTTGGGCTAGACTACGATTACCACATTGACAATAACGGAATGATTGACCATCTACACAAGCAGATGGAATCAATAATCAACCGTTAAGTCACCCCTCTTCCACGTAACCTCTTTGCGCTTAACGACTTCGATGCAATTGAGACATATGGTTCGTAGATTACTGAATGCTACATTGTTCAAATCACCGTCAATGTGAAAGACAGTCATCTGACTAGGATATAAGCTTTTGAAGCCGCACAAGTCACAGTGCGGTTTCTTTTTATATCCAGCCTTCTCCCAACTGGGTACAATAGGTTTCTTCTTAGCCTTCTTCTTCCCACAGTTATCACATATGCGTCGGTAATAGGTTTTACCATTGCGGATATAGTTTATAGCGCAATAGTTCTTATTGCATTCCTTACAGATTGGTCGTTGTAGAGGCATCAACTATTTAGTTGATTTTTACCTTTAAAGGTCCCCCTATACCAGCTTTTTTAATTTATTTTATAAATATAGTTACAAGCCCAGAGAAGTGTATTCTGGGTTTAGGTGGTAAACCTCAGAATCATACAAAGGAAAAAAAGAATATGGCACTAGTATCTCCAGGTGTAGAAGTTACAGTAATCGATGAGTCTCAGTATCTTCCAGCCCCAACCAACACAATCCCTCTTATTGTGCTTGCGACTGCTCAAAACAAAGCTGATCCTACTGGAACAGCAGTAGCAGTTGGCACAACAGCCGCTAACGCCGGCAAGCTCTATCAGGTTACTAGCCAGCGTGATCTAGTCACTCTCTACGGTACTCCATTCTTCTACGAAACTACAAACGGTACACCGATTCAGGGTTACGAACTCAATGAATACGGTCTGCTTGCTGCTTACTCTGCACTAGGTATTACTAACCGTGTATTCACTATGAGAGCAGACATTGATCTTGCAAGTCTTGTAGGTCAAACAGGACGTCCTACTGGTAACCCAGACAACGGTGCTTACTGGCTCGACACTACGACTTCAACTTGGGGTATCTATGAATTCGATTCAACAACTGGTCAGTTTGTATTACAATCTCCAATCGTAATCAGTTCTGCTGATCAAGTTACCGGTCATGTTCCTATTCCTAGCGTAGGACAAATAGGTGATTATGCAGTTGTTGCAATTCCTACATACGATTATCCAAGTGCATCTACTGCAGGAATGTTCTTCTATAAGACACCTAGTAATGAATGGGTACGTATTGGATCAGCAGACTGGGCTAGTTCTTGGCCAACCATTCAAGCTTCGCAGGTTAACCCAACATTGACTGCCGGTAATGTATTGACACTTAACGCCAGCGATCAATATGCTTTGGAAGTTACAGTTCAATCTGCTCCAAACAACACTATAGCTGTTATGGCAGCAGACATCAATGCATTTAACTATCCATTCATTTCAGCAGAGGTTATCAGCGGCAGACTTGTTATCTATTCAGCACAGCTTAATCAGCAGGGCGCTACGGTCAGTCCATTCATTACTGCAACCGGAACCGGAACAGTTTTAGCTGATTTAGGAATAACCGGTAGTACACCTAATTACGAACCCGCTTTTTTCTGGGGCGCTGCATCACAGCAGCCACTATGGCAAGCTGGACAGACTGTTCCTCGCCCATCTGGTTCAATATGGGTAAAGGTTGGTTCAGCAGGTAATGGATTAGACTCTGCAATTTCAGAGTGGAGCTCTACTACTTCTTCTTGGATTCCTAAGACAGTATCTTATTATTCTTCAGATTGGGCAGCAATTGCCGCACTAGATGCTAGCGGTGGCGAGAATATCCCAGCAGGAAGTGTTTATGCTCAATATTTCTTCAACAACGGTAGTGTTTATAATGGATCA